GTTAATTTTGCCAAGAAAATGGGAATACCTCTAGAGCGTTATGCCCAAGAGGTTGCTAAACTGGAAAGGAAGCAAGCGTAATGTCTGATCGCACAAACCGGGATTCGCAAACCCGTGAAAAACAAGCGAGAGTTGCCGATTGGAGACCGCCTTCAGCCCTTGAGGCACCAGAAGCACCTATTGGTTATAAGCATCGGTGGATTCGTGAATCTGTTATGGAATACGATGATCGTAACAATGTTCACAAACGCCGCCGTGAAGGATGGGAGCTTGTAAAAGCAGAAGACTATCCTGATTTTGATGCCCCTGTCGTTGACGAGGGTAAAAACGCAGGCGTAATTGGCGTTGGTGGTTTGGTTCTAGCCAGAATACCAGAAGAAATTGCGGATCAGCGTAATTCTCATTATCAGAATACCGCCCAAAACCAAATGGAAGCTGTGGATCGTGATTGGATGAGAGAGTCCAATGCCGCGATGCCAAAGCTTAAACCACAACGTAGCTCCTCTGTGTCCTTCGGTGGACCCAAAGGGGTAGCTGACAACTAGGAGAAAGAAAGATGGCGAACAAAGACGCTTCTTTTGGCCTGCGCCTTTCGCGTTCAGGCAACGGCTCCGATCTGCAAAACATGCAGAACAAGTACCGGATTGCATCTGGCTACAACACAACCATTTACCAAGGCGACCTCGTAGCGGTTGTTACTGGTGGTGGAATTGAACGTGTTGCTGCTGGCGGCTCTGGACTTATTCTGGGTGTTTTCAACGGAGTAAATTACACTGACTCAGACGGCAAGCCGCGCTGGTCAAACAAGTGGACTGCTAATACAGTTGCATCAGATGCTGAAGCATCAGTAATTGACGCACCTTATGCTGTCTACGAAATTCAGGCTAATGCTGCAATGCCAGTAGCAGACCTGTTCGGTAACTTTGACATTGTAGATCAGTCGCCTGTTGGTGATAATGCTTCTGGCATCTCACGAATGGAAATGGCTGTGTCTACTGGTGCAACAACCGCAACTCTTCCTCTGAAGGCGATTGATATCTCCACAGATCCAGAGAACAGTGATGTAGCATCAGCCAACACAAATGTCATCGTCATGATCAACAATCACCTGTTCTCAGGTGGCACACTTGGCTTGGCATAAGGAGGCTGAATAATGGCTATTTCTCGCGCACAACTAGCGAAAGAGCTAGAACCCGGCCTAAACGCTCTATTCGGAATCGAATATGATCGTTATGAAGCCGAGCATGCCGAAATCTACGACACCGAATCTTCAGATCGTGCATTTGAAGAAGAGGTAATGCTCGTTGGTTTTGGAAATGCACAAACCAAAGCTGAAGGCGCTGGCGTCAATTTTGACAACGCCTCAGAGGCTTACACAGCACGTTATACGCATGAGACAATTGCTCTTGCGTTTGCGCTGACTGAAGAAGCAATGGAAGACAACCTGTATGACCGTCTGGGCGCACGTTACACACGCGCACTCGCACGTTCAATGGCTCACACCAAGCAGGTTAAAGCTGCCGCAACTCTTAACAACGCCTTCAACTCTGCCTTCTCTGGCGGTGACGGCAAAGAGCTTTGTGCAACTGATCACCCACTGGCTGGTGGCGGTACATTCCGCAACGAGCCATCAACTGCTGCTGACCTCAACGAAACATCACTTGAGAATGCCTTGATTGACATCTCAACATTCGTTGATGAGCGGAACATGATCATTGCTCTTCGTGGCATGAAACTGATCATTCCACCACAGCTTCAGTTTGTTGCTGATCGTCTTCTTGAGTCCACACTCCGCGTTGGCACATCCGACAACGATGTGAACGCAATCCGCAACATGGGTATGCTGCCAGAGGGTTACACAATTAACCACTTCCTGACAGACCCTGATGCGTTCTTCATCAAGACAGACGCTCCAAACGGCTTCAAGCACTTTGAGCGTACTCCGCTTTCAACCAACATGGAGGCTGATTTCGATTCAGGCAACATGCGGTTTAAGGCTCGTGAGCGTTACAGCTTCGGCTACAGCGACCCACGCGCTGTGTTCGGTTCACCGGGCGCATAAGCGAACAATTATACGGAAAAGGGCGGCTATTCAGCCGCCTTTTTTTGTTGTACAATATGTTATCCCTGACAGTCGCATGGTGCGGCTGACACTAGCCACGACAGGAGATAATCATGGCTCTATCTACTTTTTCAGGACCAGTTCGTTCAAACGCTGGTTTTCAGATCCCCGTTGTAACCACCGCTAATCTGCCAGCTTTTGGCGATGTTGCCGTTGGAACCGTGTATATGGTTTCTGACAACGGTGCAGGTGACAACGAATACTGCATCGTAATTAACACAGGTGCCGCTTGGGTAACCGCTGTAGGCGCAGCACTTAGCTAAACAGGAGGCTTAAATGGCTGGTCCAGTAAAAGCCTATAATTTTGCTCAAAGTGCGTCCGCCGCTGTGGTGGGGCCTGCTCGCTCTCGCATTCGTCAAATCGTGATTTATGCGGCAGCGGCAGGAGCTTTTACCATTAAAAATGGTGGCGCATCTGGTGAGACATTAATTACGCAAAAATTCCCAACCGGAATTCATCATCTAAACATTCCTGATGATGGTATTCTGGCTACAGAAGGCGCGTACATTTCTGCTTTCACTGGCGCAAGCAATGAACTAACAATCCTTTTGTCATAAGGAGTCAAAATGGCTGGGAATGAAGTCAAAGCGGTTCACAGACACGATTCTGGATCGTTTGCTTCAGGCCGTGGTCGTTTGATGGGCTTTATTATAAATCACGATACAGGCGCGACAGGTCAAGCATTTATTTATGACAATGCTTCTGCCGCGTCTGGTACTATTGTTTTGGAGTTAGATGAGTCCGGAAAAGGCGTTTTTGGAATGGAAATTCCTGGTGATGGAATAATTTTTGAGAATGGACTTTTTGGAAATATTCCTAGTGATGTAACTCTAACTTTATTTGTGCAGAGATAACATGGCTAGAAAAAAAGAAAACCCGATAAAAAAAACCACTGGTAAAGGCGGTAACTACCGCAAAACTAAGTCAGGCGCTGGCATGACTGAAAAGGGTGTCAAAGCTTACCGCCGTAAAAACCCTGGTAGCAAGCTAAAAACAGCCGTAACCGGCAAGGTTAAAAAAGGCAGTAAGGACGCAAAGCGGCGTAAGTCATTTTGCGCTCGCAGCGCTGGTCAAATGAAAAAGTTTCCAAAGGCAGCGAAGGATCCAAATAGCCGTTTGCGCCAAGCCAGACGGAGGTGGAAGTGTTAACAATGGATCAAAAGATTATTTTAGCAATTGCTGGCGTACTCAGTACAGCCATAATTGGAGTTTTGGTCAGCTTTTTATATTGGGTGGGTAACAATGTTGTTGACTTAAAGACAGACACTGCTGTGATTACTGTGAAGGTGGAAGAAAACCACAAGATGTTAAGCGTCCTATGGGATGATTTTTTGGAGAAGAAAAATGGCAATCTCGCGCAGTTCCATGTCCAAGCAAACAAGTAAGGGCGGTTCTAAAAAAGACGCCTGTTATAGTAAGGTAAAGGGCAGGTATAAAGTCTGGCCCTCCGCGTATGCGTCTGGCGCATTAGCGAAATGCCGCAAGGTTGGTGCTAAAAACTGGGGGACAAAATCAAAGAAAGGAGGCAGCAAGGGCAGGGCTACCAAAAAGCGGTAAATGATAGCTGAAGTTTTAACCGGCATTGCGCTTGTTCAAAAGTCCGTTGAATTTATAAAAAGCAACATTTCTACGGTTCAGGATATTAGCCAAATAGCTGGTCAGATTGATGATCTGTTTCGTGGCGAAAAAGAAGCGCAGCAAGCCAGAAACAAAAAAGCCGGTGGCGGATTGGGCGATCAATTTGGCGTAGACACTGTTGCAAAAGAAATGATAGACGCCAGAATTGCGGCGGAAAAGTTGCAAGAAGTAGCTACTTTAGTCGATATGAGATTTGGTCACGGAACGTGGAAAGGTATTGTTGCTGAAAGAGCTAAACGTATACAAGAAGCTAAAGAGGCAGCGGCGGCTGAACGTAGAAAAAAGATACAAGAGGCTAAAGAATTTGAAGAAATGATGAAGCAAATAGTCCTTGTCGCTGGCGTTTTGATTGTGTCTATTGGAATGTTTGTTTATTTGTTCGCAGTTGTTTTGTAGGTATGGACGAAATATGGCAGTACGAAAAACTAAAAAAGGAGCGGCCCTCAAGAGGTGGTTCAAAGAGGAGTGGAAGGATGTT